CCATCATGTTTTGTCCGCCACCAGTTTGTGTCGGTATGCGACGTTGATGTACTTCATTTTTAACACGATCTACAAAGGCCATGGCCATGTGTGTTGGCATGTTGCCAACATCAATTTTAAATATACGACGTTCCGGTGCACGTTGCACACGGTAGATAATAATAGCATCTTCTAACAGTTCTTTTTGTTTAAAGATTTTAAATATGCTTTCTAGAATACTAGTACCAAACGGCCAGTTAACATCTAAGCCTTCTGTTAAACTAATATGTACTACATGCTCTGCATCCAGCACTGCTTCGTTTTGCGCATGACTAAAACGTGAACCACCACTGTAAGGTACATTAGGTTGTACATACGAACCTGCACCACCGCTACCACCTTGTTGAGGGTGATTTGTGTAGGTGTCGCTTGAACTTAATGCTGTAGCAGTTAAGTTTTGAAAGTTAAGATTAAGGTTTTTAATTACGTATTGTTCTGGCTCTTTGCCTTCTGCTTCATTAACAATAACTTTGATTACACTGCCCATTTCTGTCCAGTATAACTTGAATGTTTCCGGATCACGTAAGAATACTTGATCACCGTATTTTAATGTATTACGTACAAGTTTAAATAGACGTTTGTTTAATTGATTTAGATTAACCCATTGTAGCAGTTGATCTTTAAGCAGTTTAACTTCGTTATCTGTTGGATCTTCTTTGAAGAACAAATCAAAGCCCGTGCCATTTTCTGTATTTGGTTGCGTGCAGAATTCTGCAATGATATCAAGGGCCGCATTAACTTCACTGTCCATGTCCATTTGTTCGTACTGATTATAACGCTCAGTACGATTTGGATGACCAATATACACTTCGGGCAATTGGCTTTGATAGTTACGATAGCTAGGATCTGCTGAATTGTTAATTCCACTGATTGGACTTAGTTGTCCGCCGGTGTTTGCAGTTCGGAAGTGCTTTTTCCATGACATAGTTATATTCTCTTTACGATAGTGTATTTATAGCTTAATAGCCGTTCTGTAAAATTCCTGACGACAGGCTATTACCTTTATTCATTGCTACAAGTATGCTACTTAATAATCCAGTGTGTTCATTTAATGTAGCAGTTAACGCACTGCTATCTAGTTTAACTGGTATTGATTTGTTATCCGGCAGTGGCACAACTGCTTCTGTTCCGTGTAATTCTGCTTGATAACCGCTTATTGAACCTGATGCAATTCCTCCCTTAGCATACCCTGTTGTATTTTTTGCATCACTCATCGGTTTGTAGTTGGCAGTCGATGTGCTTGCAGAGCTACTTATATTTTCTGGTTTAGTTACACTTGTTGCCCCAGGTTTTGTTGCTCCGCTATTGGTATTTTCTGGTTTAGTTACACTTGTTGCCCCAGGTTTTGTTGCTCCGCTATTGGTATTTGCAGTGGTACCCCTCATAAAGTTTTCTACTATACTCGGACCTTTATCGGGTTGAGCCATGCCTGCAGCACGTAGATTTTCCATACGTTTCTTTTCATCGGCAATTTTAGCTAATTCAGTATTATATGCTTCGGTGTCACCGGATTCTTTAAGTTTTTGTAATTCTTTTAAACTTTTTTGTTCTCTATTCCACGCATCTAAATCTGCAGCATATCGCATTTCACCGAAGCCGCCGTATTCTTTAGTATACTGCGCTTTCATTGCCTTGGTATTTTCTGCATCTTTGGCTTTTTGTTCTTTAGTTTTGCCGTAGCCTAGATCATCTAATGTATCTTTGACCGTTTGTAACATTTTGTTAGAAATATTAGCAAAATCCATGATTGCCGGAGTTAGAACCTCCTGTAATGCAAGTTTAAGATCTTGTGCGGCTTTTTCAGCGCCGGTTACTCCTTGAGTTAATCCATCGTTAGTTTTTTCTTGATCCTTTCTTGCTTGTTCTGCAGCTTTAATTGCTTCAGGAGTACCTGATTTAACTTCATTAACCATTGTCATTAATGATTTAGCTAAGTCACCAGCTAATCCGGGTATTCCAGCTGCACCAGCTAATCCGATTCCTGTTTGATCTAATGCTTCTTTTTGCATTCTACCATTTTCGCGTAAATTAATATCACGCATTTTTGCATCATCAAGGGTACCTTGTTGATAGTTTTGATATGCTTCAGATACACTATCCCTTAATCCGCCACTTAATGCCGCTGCAGAAGCTCCTTCAGCATTAATTACTCCATTGAAATTAACCATATCCATGAAATTCTTACGTTGCAACGAATTCATGTTTGAGAATGCTCGCATAACAGCGGCTTGTTCTTCTGGAGATTTTTTTGCTAATTTTTGTTGGAATGCAAGTTGATTTGCTTCATCTTGTACCTGCGCCATTTTTTTCTTAGCATCTTCACCTGTTATAGCAGCAATAATACGTAAGTTTTCTGCATATTTTTGTGTTTGTTCTGCTACTTGTTGATTGCTTGCTCTTAGTGGTCCCGATGTGCTACCACGCATAGATTTCATTGTTTCTGCAACTAGTTCAGCTTGTTCTTCAAATCCAAAACCAAGATTAAGTAAACTTTTCTTCATCAAAGCGCCGCCGGCTGTTAGAGCGCCACCGATTCGTTTAGAGCCTTCAGTCATGCCTAAGCCACTAGCACTTATGTTTGCACTTTGATTTTTTAGTACACCAGCAAATTGATCAACTGTTAGCCCCGCTGCGCCTGCGGCATTACGCATGCCAGTCATTCCATCGGCAAACATAGCACCACTAGCACTCATTGAATTAAATGCTTTATATGTTTTTTCTACTTCTGCTTGAAGTACGTCAACACCAAACTTAGCTATTTTAGCTGCAGTGTCTGCAGATTCTTTAGCAAGCATGCCTACACCACTTGTAACTGCGCCAATGGCAGCAACAAACGGGTTAGCAGAATTCATCATTTTGTCGCCGAATTTTTCAGCCATACCGCCAGCAGTTTTCACACCTGCAGCCGCAACGTCAATTCCTACTTTAAACAAATCGCCAGATAATTGTGCCGCCGAACTGTTTGCCTGCAGACCTTTAACAAATGCGCCCGCGCCTTGAACCATAGATACCGTTGATTTACTTACACCTTCGGCTACGTCTTCTGTAACTCCACGCATCATTGCCGAATGAGCTAATGCATCACGTTCAGCTAATAATGATTGTTTTTTACTTGTTTTTGCTGCATCGTTAGTAGTATCACCCAACTCTTCGAGTGCTTTGTTTAATTCGCCTAGTACCCGTTTCTGTTCAGCATAGCCAGCATTGCCTTTCTTAATTTCTTTATTAAGATCGTCGATTTGTTTTTTAAATTCTTTAGTGCCTTTGCCAGTAACTTTAATAAAGTCACCTAGAGATTCAGTCGTAGTTCCGAACTTCTCGGCCATTGCCTGAATTTCTTGTTGCATTGTTGTAAAATCGATATCAGCCATAACTTTTTTTACCTATGTTTTTAACGCTATAAATATATAATATGGTACTATCAATTATTTATAGGAAATAAATCATGGTGAATCAAACACAATCATTTGCACCGCATAATCCGCTAACCAAGCACTTTCGTCAACCGGCATTGTATTTAAAATTACCCAGTGGCGGAGCACATTGGCCCGAAGGCTCAATCGACTTACCATTAAACAACGAAATTGCTGTGTTGCCAATGAGTACAAAAGATGAAATTACGCTTAAAACTCCAGATGCTCTACTTAATGGACAAGGCGTAGTTAATGTAATTGAAAGTTGTTGTCCTGCTATTAAAGATGCATGGTTAATGCCTAGCATTGATGTTGATTCGGCTATTATTGCTATACGTATTGCTAGCTATGGTAATCAAATGGACTTCGGTGCTACCTGTCCAAAATGTAGCGAAAGTAGCGATTATGCTATTGATTTAAGTGTTGTACTAGGTAATATTACTGCACCTGTATATACACAAAAGGTTGATGTTGACGAGTTGAAAATCAAACTTAAACCGCAGGCATATTTCAATGTTAATAAATCAAATATGATTGCCTTCGAAGAACAGCAAATAATGAAAACATTGGGTCAGATAAATGATAACCCAGAAGAACTTAAAAAAGTATTCGATCAACAGTTATCTAAAATTATTGATTTAAATGTATCATTGTTAACTGGTAGTACTGAGTATATCGAAATGCCCGACGGTAGTATTGTATCCGACGAAGCATTTATCAACGAATTCTACAGTAATTGTGATTCTAAAGCAATTAAAACAATTAAAGCTAAATTAACAGAATTAAGTAAACAAGGCGGTATTAAACCGATTGATGTTAATTGTCATAGCTGTTCTGCAGAATTCAGTGTTTCTGTTGAATTTGATTTTGCAAGTTTTTTCGCAGTAGGCTCTTAGCACTAGATAACGATGCAATCGTAGAGTTGTTAGACGGCTACGAAAAAGAGATAAGGGCCTATAAAGATGATGCGTTGCGAATTTCCTGGTATATGCGAGGTGGAATAAGTTACGAAGATGCAATGATGTTAAGTCAACAAGAAAGAGATTTAATATCAAAAATAATTAAAGAGAATATGGAAACAACTAAAAAAAGTGGAAT